TCTCCAAGTCAGCGCAAATAACATCATCGCTGAAGTAATTAATCGGTGGAAACTGACAATCCTCAAAAGCCTCTGCGCTCATCCAAGCAAATATAGGGCTGACAACAGACAACGGCCTGACAAATGACTCATGGCTGAACTGCATATTGTTCAGAACCTCGCCGTCATTCCACCTGATATTCTGGTACGGCCTGACTGCATCTGACCTTGACGCTACCAGTCCAGGGTTTTGGTTTAACTCCTTGCAAATAGCAACATCGTCCAGCAACATCCTATAACTATTTGGCGTCAAGACAATATCATCGTTTGCTATCACTACAGCCCCATAACCATCACTCAGCGCCCTGCTGATCACTGCGTTGTAGTCATCACCAAAGTTGGTGGCCTCACCCAATATCAGTGTGCAGCCGTATCCGCTAACCACATTCTCTGGACCCTTGAGATACACCTGAACGTCAGGTGCGTACTGCCTGATACTCTCAAGCAGTACGGGTAAACCCTTACCGTGGACGGTGCTGATAACAATGGGAGGGTTCATTTCAATTCAGTGTCCACTTCTTCCTCTGCATCTTCAACAATCCAAGCATCACACGTTCGGCTGGCGGCGCACTTGAAGTCGAATATCTCGCAGTACCCCAAATCCTCAACGTCTTCGCTACCAATACCCTCGGCAATGCAATCCAGCATCTCCTCGTCTTGGTTGAACGCCGAGCAGTTACCGCATCGGCTCATCTTGGCGTCCTTGGCGCTGACGTCCCATTTCTCTGCCTTCCGCATCCAAAACTCGGTATTGGGCAGCTTGGGGTTCTCTGGACCGTATGCGGCCTTGGTAATCGCCTTCTCCCGGTTCTTCAGGTTCAACGTCACATCTTGAGTGGCCTCTGGACAACTGTCGTTAGCTTTACCGCCCATGATGATCATCACGGCGTGTTGCATATCTTTAGGTATTGATCTCATGCTGCCCTCGTCAGGTTACGTTTCAAACTGGAACCATACTTATGCATCTGCGAGCCGAACATTGCAGTCCCGGCATCGCTGGCAAATGTAAGGCAAAAGGCATCAGCCTTGTCGGGTGACGCCAACCCACGCTTGCGAATCTCGTCCTTACCCTCAATCTGAATTTTACCCCCACTGGTAAAGAAGTACCTTACTGTCGCCAGTTCAGCAATCAGACTCTCATCCTTGGGAATAACGCAGTCCCGCTTCTCCAGCCATGCCTTGGCCTTGTGCCACAACTCAGCCTTCAGGTTCCTGTAGGTACTCCCCAATGCCGGGGATTCTGCCACGTTAATGCCAACGGCTGGCAACTTCAGCTCACGTAGCCTGTCCACCACCCCAGCCCCCAGCCCAATACTATCTACCATAATCTCATGCGGACGCTGGTCCGGTGGCAATGCCTGGTACTCAGCCATCACCGCACCAGTCAGTTGCATCAGGTCTAGGTTCTTCCACGTTTTCACTGGCTCGGTAACTGCATTACCCTGCCGCTTGCACAGTGCGCTCCTGTCACTGCCAAACCTGGCAACGTCCAGCCCCCACACAACCTTGGCTATTGGGCTGACTGCTACGTCCCTGTTCGTTGCCGCCTCCAGCAGCTCCATAGGTATCACGGTATCGTCGTCGCTGCGCGGGAAGTCACCCAGCACCCGGATGCGGTAGGCGTTGCTCTCCTCGCCGTACCTGGACTTCATCTCGCCCATATAGGCGTCTGACACGCGAGGACTATCGGCACAGCTCACCTTCATGGTCACCCAGTCATCCTTCAGGCGGTTGTGGGTATCAAAGAAGAAACCGCTGCTGCGTACCGGGTTGCCCAAGAGTAGGGTCACGGCCTTGTGGCCAGACATACTGCCTGCTGCCGCCTCGAATACCTGCTCTGGTATACCGCTAGCCTCGTCAGCCACCAGCATCACATTGTCGGAGTGGACGCCTTGCAGCGCCTCGGGCTGCTCTGCTCGGCTGGTCCTGGCGCTGATGAACGCCTCTGTCGGTGCCTCCTTAACCTCGATCCGGTCCTGCTTCACCTCCAGCTGCTCTTGTAACGGCGCGGGAAGTTGTTTCACCCAGCGTTTTAGCTCAGCGAACAGCGCATCGTAGAGTTGGCTGCTGGTGGGTGCTGTCACCACAATCTTGACGGGGAAGCGCAGCAGCAGATACCAGATGATGGCCCAGGACGCTGCCGTACTCTTGCCGACGCCGTGCCCGGACCTGACGCTGATGCGCCTGTTGTTGGCGGCGATGTGGCCAAGAAACTCTTCCTGCCAGGGGTCGGGTTTAACGCCCAGCACCTCTTTCACAAACAGCACAGGGTTGTTTCGGTAGAGTTGCGTAAAAGCAACAAATGGGTTTTCACTCATTTTTTTAAATTTTTTGTGGTCAATGTGGGCAGTTTGTGGGTGGTTTGTGGGTAGTTTGCTAGGTGTTTGGTGCTGCAGTTTACACCCCCCAGCTTTTTGTCAAGGGGGGGCTGTACGTCTATACAGTGTCAGCCTCGATGTTAGTGCTCACTTCGATTTGCCGTAGTGCATCCAGGCGCAGGCTTCCGATGTTAATGCTCACTTCAGTTTGCTTCGTGCCGTATTGCTTCGGGTCCCATCGTTCAGCTAGCCATTGTCTAGTGCGGATGCGATGCAACGGGCGAGATGGATTGTCATCCGATATCGAGTCTGCAATGGTCAATGTCTCGCAAGCCATTAGGTCAGCGGCACGCACGCGCGCACGTAGTATATCGTCTTGGAAACCCGTCTGCCTGACCCAGATGTCTAAGGCACGCTTACTGATGCCTAGTGCTAAGCAAACGTCTGCAATGCTCTTGCCATGCTCTAGCATGCCTACGATTAGGTCCGAGTCGATCGCGTCAAGCACTTCCAAATCGCTTCGTTTCTTTTTGGTTCCGGCCATGTCGTCTCCATTTGTGGGCATTGTGGGTAGTGTGGGCAGTTTATTTTACAGTTCGAATCCGCGCCAACTCCGCACACTACGCGCTCCCCTGTCTAACCTATACATATATATATATCTACACCTAATTAAGAAAATAGACTACCCACACTGCCCACAATAGACATTTTGAGAGGGGAACGCCCCTTTGCACCACTACCCACAACGTCGCCCACACGTCGCCCACACCCACCCACAAACACTAAGGGTTTCCCCTAGTGTAATAAATAGTGTTACAAATCAAGTACTTAGAGCGCGCGCCTAAGTGCTGGCACGATTCTTTTATGCTCTATATGTGAGAGGGTCGAATTCTCTTTTAGTCCACTAAAGTAAAGGCAAACTATGAAAATTCTAGGTTACATCGCATACGAAGGCCCGAGCGCGATCGACGGCGCGCCGATTGTCGTCATCGTCAACAAGATCGACGGGTCCAAAAATGCCAAAACTGGCGCCATTGTCCAGTCGTTCATCATCCGCGCCGACGTCAATCCTGTACATGCGTTACAGACCGGCGCCGATGCATCGGTATGCGGCCAGTGCGAACATCGGCCAAAGCTGGCGCGCAGGACCGGAAAACCGCCATGCTACGTACAGGTAGCAAAATCAGTGCTATCGGTCTATAACGCATACCGGCGCGGTAGGTACGTCAAAGCGGACCCGGCCACTATTGCTAAAGCCTTAGAAGGCAAAATTGTCAGAATCGGTACGTATGGGGACCCATGCGCCGCGCCTGTACGAATGTGGTCGCAGATTACCCGGTACGCACTAGGTCGGCGCGGATATACGCATCAATGGGACCGGCCTGGATTTGACGTCGACGCATGGGCTCCGCTTGTAATGGCATCCGCCGATACCATCGATCAAGCTGCGAAAGCCAATCTACTGGGTATGCGGGTATTCCGGGTATCGCAGGGTATCGATGTTCAGCCCGGCGAAGCCATGTGCCCAGCTAGTGCCGAAGCCGGTAGAAAATCAACGTGTGCCAAATGCACATTGTGCGCCGGTACATCAGTCAAAGCGCGCGACATAGTGATAGCGGACCATGCTGCCGGTCATGCGCGCCGTGTGATTATGCTGGCTACAGCTTAATGCCCGACTGTGAGCCGGGCACCGGCTCACGGGCGCGCATTGACGCCGACACTTGGAGTAAATTATGCCTTTACGTTCACCAACAATCAAAGCCCTGCGCCAGCTATTTGGCGCCGACGCCGCCCAGGCTAAGGCGCTGCTAAAAATGTCACGCGACCAGCTACTGCGAACGCCCGTAGGCGCTGCGCGCGTCGCCGAGTGCTACCACGCGCCGACGACTCAGGACATTCGCATGGAGTGTTTAAACGCGCTCGGCGGGTTTCGCGGCGTGGAAGGGTTTACAACCCGGCGCGGCGAGTGCCTGTACCTAAACGCTGGCGATACCTACACGCCGACGTTAGTGCGCTACGGCTCGTCTTATCGGATCGCCTGCTGGGGCGATACCGCCGAACGATAGCGATAGCTAGTGTCTGATTTTCAGTGTATGGCCTAGGCCATACGCGGACAATCCGTCCGGTAACAGTAGAGAAAATTATGACCCTGCCCGATATGCTCAGAGAATGCAGCATTCCCCAATTGCTAGACTTCGCCGATAGTCTGGACCCTAATAATGGCTGGCGCGAGTCGGTCGCTGAAGATGACTCGATCACGCGCGACTCGCTGGCCGATGCCATGCTAGCCACATACGACGATATTGATACACACAACTGGATCAACAAATGAAAGCCTTTCTCTGGACCATCACGCAAGCAATTCTCGGCGCGGCCATATGGGGCGCGCCATTCGCATACTATTTTTGGAGCATGAAACCATGAAGATTACTTGGACCGCATCAAATAACTCTACCTTTTTGAACGGTAGCAGGAGCGCGCCTACGATATTGGCCGCCGTCCGGGCCGCACGGGCCTATGTGCGCGGCGAACTGTACGGTGATGGGACGCTTGTCATCTTGGTGGATGGCCAACCGGTCCGCCGGGATGAACGGTCGATATTTACCAAATTTCAGTGGGTAACATCATGAAAACACTATCCTGGCCGCACCTGCGCTCCCTTGGCCGTACCGACAACGGGAACAGATGGTATCCACGCGAAGACATTGCCCCGTACTTTGCACCACTGCGCGCACCATCTAGGGCATGGCCGAACAGCTACGCTAAAGCCGCGCAGACCCTGAAATTTGCGCGCTGGCTGCGCGATAACCGCCCGGCCCTGGCCGCTCAATTGGGAGTTGAAGCATGAGACACATAATCACATACCGGGCGGGCGCGCCCGGTTACAACGACGCGCACCAGCGCGGGACCGTGGATATCTGGCACGATCAGAAACGGTACATCTACAAATCCGCGCCGCCCGACGCCGCGCGCGCGTTTATCGACCGCGCCTGGCAGCATGAGGATATCAAAATCACTGGCCGTCACCCGTCCTATACCTTGGAGTCAAAATGAAAACCATAGTCCTAGACCGCGCCCGGTACACGGTGCGCGATGACCGGCATACATTCCTATCCGACATTCTGAAACTCACGGGTAAGCACAAGCCCGTCAAATCAAAGGGGCAGGAGCGGCGCCTGTACCCGGCGGACGGCGCCACGCTAAGCACTGCGGCCTATGTCGGGCAGTACTACGCCCTTAACAGTACTCGCAAGTTGTTTAAAAACAATGCGGCGCCTTACGGTGACGCTAACCTAGTCGGTTTTTATGAGGTTCTTAGCAACCGGGTGACCGTGCCAATGGGCGAGGATAGCGTGGAGGTGTGCCATGAGGACTGAATTTCATAATCCAGAATATCAGATAACGTCCGAGGTTACCCAGACCGACGACGGGCGCTGGCGGGTCACGCTGCGCGACGACGATAGCGGCCAGACAGTCGGCCCGGCGCGGCTCTTCACCCTCATGTCCGACGCCCTGGCGTATGCGGAGCGCCTATGCTCTTAGTGGCGGCGCTGCTGGCTGCCCTGGTGGCGGTTCTTTTCAACCTATAGACCTTTTTCTACGCCACGGCCCGGCGCATGTCAGACTTCGACAGCCCGGCCACGTCGGGCGCTGCGAAGATATGCTTTTTGGTGGGGAACTCGCGGGAGTGTACTAACCCCATGTCCGACCACCCGGCCTCGCGCAGGGCATGGAATAGCGCGGCCTGCACAATCTTGACGCCGGGCGGCGCGGCGCCAGACCCCTGCACCCGGTCGCAGATGATGTGAAAGGGCGAGCCGATCACGCCAGCGGCGAACGGCCCCCGGCGCTCGCGCAGCATCTCGGTTAGTACGCTCTCGGCGGTACTCATGCCTGCGTCGATCATGATGGCCTTGGCCTCGGTCATAGGCGGCGGGGCGGACGGGTTGAAGGCGGACACGTCACGGGCCATCAGCCAAGCGGCCACGCCTGCGAAGCCGTTACGATGTATGTACCAATTCCACAGGCCCACGGCCTCGGCCTCTGGGAGGCGCCCAGCCTCGGCCCACAGTACGAACCAACGCCTGTCATCAGAGGGGAGACTGATAGAAACGCGCTCGTTAGAGAAGGCGACGACCAGCACTCGGTTAAGGGCCATGTAAGGGTGCAAGCCTTTACGATTGATGGGGAGATACTCGGGCGGGGCGGCGATGACGGGCTTAAGGTGATTCTCCAACGCCCGGCGGTCTTTGGCCTCACTCTGGCGTAGCTCGGCTATTTCCATCACTTCGCACTCCAGCCCGTAGCCCCACTGTGAAGTCAGGTCTTCATTTTTGACCATCGAGCAGTTGACCTTGGCCGGGCCTCCGATGGCCCAGAAGAAGGGCGCCAGCAGCGTGTCCTTACCGGAGCCTGGCTTGCCGCCCAGCAGAACGGCGTGGTTGATCTTGTGGCCGGGATACTGGACCTTGTGGGCCAGCACGTTCAGGAGGTGCTCGCGCTCGAAGTCTATCGGGACCATGCGCGAGAGGTGGCGCAGCCAAATGCTGATGTCGCAGGCCACAGGTGTGGGGCGCGCGTCGCGCCAGCGGTTGCCGTAAACCTGGCCGTCCTTATCGACTAGGACCGACTCACCCGCTGAATAGGTGATACCAACTAGGGACTTGGCACCAGCGGCCTGGCGGTTCTCGTCGAAACATACGCTGGCCTCGACCCGACGGGCGGACTTGCCGGTGGCGTGGATGGAGACGCACTTGATGTGGCGAAACAGGGCGTTAAAGGTCGCGCGCGACAGCTCGCGGCGGTCCTGCATATCGAAGAAAGCCTCATCGTCCTGCAAGTATGCGAACCGCTCATACCAGCCTGACTTCTCGACCCGGCCCAGCTCTTGGCGCGCGACCTCGGCAATGACCGCAGCCGCCACGTCCGGGTAGGCCGGGCTAGGCTTGAGCTTGGCGAGGGCCAGCTCTAGATGCGCGGCCATCAGGTCATCACGCAGGCCGGGCGAGTGGCGGGGGCCACCGTTGTCGGCTACCCACTGCATAAAGGTGTTGCTGTCCAAATCGACGCAGTGGCTGTGCATACAGCAGAAGGCGCGGTTCAGGGGCATGTAGCGGCCCTCGGGGTTGCCGTCGGTATGCTCGGCACTGTTGGGGCAGACCACACCGGCCCAACCCTCGGCGTTAGCGCGGGAGAGCAGCAGACCCTGACCGGAGAGCCAAGCCAGCACATCATCGTCGCCATCGTCACTGATTCGGATAGGGCGGGGGCCACCAGACTCGGCAGGGCCAGGCGTCACGTCTAGGGCGGCGCAGATGTCGGCGAGTACGAACTCGCGCTCGGGGTGGAACTCAACCAGGGCAGACGCGAACTCGGCCCGGTCAGGCTTGAGGTTGACAGAGCCAGGCAGTCGGAAGTTGCGGACGGGGTTACAGGCGCCGGGGTCGGTGTAGCCAGCAGCGGCGATGGCCTTGATGGCGGCGGCGAAGGCGCCCTTGGGCGGCTGCTCACTGAAGACGTAGCCCCACTGGTAGTTATCGGGCGATGTCTCCATAATCCAAGTCGGCGGCAGCGGCGGGGTCTTGGACTTGGAGCCAATGTCGTCGAGCACCATCACGGCCACGTACTCGCAATTAGCTGACGCTGCAGACACCCGGCCCTCGACAAAGCGGTCGCATATGAAGGAGGCGGTGTTGCCATACCAAGCCTGGCCCTTACGGACACCGTGCGACGGCAGGTAGGAGGGCCAAGTGGCCTTGACGGCTCCATCGGCATGATACTGACGCTCACCGCCCCGTAACTGTGGTTTTTGCTGCACAAAAAGCATCGTCTCGCCCTCGGGCGCCAGACTGGTGATAAAATCTAGGAATTGCATTGCCATCCTTTGCGCCGCCCCTGACCGGGCGGCGTTTTTATTTGCCGTAACGCGGCATCGTCTTGATCCCAGCGGCCAGCGGTAGGCCGGTGGCCCAAGCTGGCGGCGTAGTCATCACCCTACGCACTTCCTCTTCTGAGCCGCCCTCGACGACGATCTCGTCATGGACGTGCAGAACTACACCATCGAGCTGTCGCAGGGCAAACCGGAGGAGGTCATTGGCGACGGCCTGCGTCACATTCTCGCAGGCCAAGCCCTTCCAAAGTCGGGCGCGCGGCCATTCTTTAGCATCCTGGGCAGGCTTCCATGATGCCTTGGCATAGCTGATGCCGTCGTCCTCCAGCCGGGCAAACGGGTAGCAAAGCACCCGGCCTGAAGGTAGAGCGTACCAGAGATGTAGACCGTCGAACAGGTAGGTAACCCTACCCGCCGTGAACTCATTATTTTTATTTCGCATGGCCCTGGTGTACTGCTGCTCAAGCTGCGACCAGAAGCCGACGGCCCACTGATTGTTGCGGCGCCAGGCGTCCACCATGCGCTTGGAGTCGGCCTCGGACAGGCGCACACTGTAGATGCGCGCCATCGACGCGAAGGCGCCCACGCCACCCGCGAACCCGCAGGCCAGCTCCTGCACCTTGCCAATCTGGCGCTGGGCTGACTCGCCGTCCCGGTCGTAGTCGGCCTTGATGTCGTCATAGGTGCGCTGGAAAGTACCGGCGGCGTTGACGATGTAGGGGTCCAAGCCCGACTCGAAAATGTCCAACTTGGCCTGCCCCGTCCCAGACAACCAAGGGTTTACCCTAGCTTCGATGGATGACCAGTCGGCAACAACTAGGTGTTTACCCTTGGCCGGTATCAGTGCAGGCCGTAGCATCCCCCGAAGGACATCGGTAACTCGCTGGCCGAACTTGGGGACGATGCTGTGGCCCCGGCACATTGCAGCCCGGACATCCTCGGGTGCTTTGGCGCACTTGCGGGTGAAGTTATGGACCTGCGCCCCATAGCTAGATGCGCGGCCAGTAGCTGAGCCTCCAGCGAAAACAAAAGCACCCCTAACTCGACTGTCCTCCTCATCTGCAAGCTGCGCGAGTCGGGCGAACTTGGCGACTGATGAGGCCCACAGGTCGTCGGCGCACTGGATGATTTCTTGGACATCGGGGGGTACTCCATCACAGTTAAGAAGGTTGGCGCGGACGGTCTTGTCGATGCTGACCTTGTCGTCCTTGGTCATCAGGGCACGGGCCTCGGGGCCGACACGGTCCCAGACCCACTGGCGCATCTTAGGTGAGCGTACCGAAATCAGCTCACCCTCTGACACCTCCTTGACAATCTCAGCGATCTCAGCGGCCTCTGTGGCGGCGTAGGACACGGCTGCACGGCAGAGCGGCACATCGACCAGGACGCCACGGTCGTTGATGCGCTCGTTGACATGGTAGTCCAGTAGCTCCTCCTCGGACAGTGGGCGCATGGCCTGGCTGATGGCCCTCATGGCCCGGACGTCCTGCTCACAATAGGCCACCATCTCGGCGGTCAGCTCAGCCGACTCTTGGAAGGGCGGCACACACATCTTGCGGATAAGGGCGGCGCCCCGGTGGTCCTTCTTCATGGACGCGCCCATGAACCGGCCCACGTCCTCCAGCGACCCTGGCGCGCAATTGGCACGGGCCTGTGCTGCGGTGCAGTAGAACTGCTCCAGCGGGATGTTGACCTGCAAGACGTACCAGCAGATCAGCCGCTCAAAGGCAGCGTTGTGCGCCATGATGCGGTGGCCGGTCAGGTCGGGCAGTGGCTGGCCGGGGAGCCAGGTCAGCACCTCGCCGTCATCGACGGCATAACTCATACACAGCACCTCGGTCGTGAGGTCTTGCGCGTAGTTGTAGACGCCGCGACTTTTTAGGTCACAGGCAGAGCGTGTTTCAAAGTCGAGCCAGATCATTTTTCAAAGCCCCCTGTCACGGGGCTTCAAAAACTAAGCTGCTACGCGACGGCGACGGCCAGCAGGCGCCTCCACCTCGGGTTCACCCTCCATACTTATCCACTCGACAATCTCAAACACCGGGGTGTAAATCTTGCCGTAGGACTTGTGCTGGTAGTGGTCCTTCTTCAACTTCACGACAGCAACTGGCTTAGTCTGATCTACATCGACCTGCTCGGCCAGCGCAGCGGCGATAGCCTGGACGCCACGCTTACCGCCCACCGAGGTGGTGGTGTAGCGCACTTCCATACCCTTATCGTCGCCCGACACGCACTTCAGGCTCATGCCAATCTGCTGCTCCCAGCCACGCTTGGCTGATGGCGGCGCATCTTCGATCTCTGGCAGCGGCTGGCTGACCGCTACCATCTTCTCGCCCAACACCTCGCCGTCGCCCCAAGCGATGAAGCCGTGGACGAAAGAGAAGGGGTTGACGGCCCAAGTCGAGTCATCCTCGACCTCGGTCTGGTCGGCACCAAACACCCAATGGCCGGTCTTGTCCATCTTGAGGATGACAACACCAGATGGGCCAGCCGCCGAAACGGCCATGCTTTTCAACGCAGATGAAAGAGTACTGATAGCTGGCAAACCAGCTTTTGAGAACACTGAAATATTACTCACGATTTTCCTTTAGACTAGTTTAGAGAGACGGGCAAGTTGTTTGCCCAGCAAAAGCACCTCGGGGC